TGGAGTGCGAGGTGATGGAGATCGCCGAGTTGCGCCAGAGTGAGGCCCGCGACCGTCGGGCGCTAGAGAATCACCTCAAGCCGGTGATCGCCGCCCCGCCCGAGTACTTGCCGGTCAATCGTAAAGGACTGCACCCTTACATGGCCCTCAACCGGGTGCTGGTCGTGGCCTTCAGTAACGAGCGCGTTTCTATCAGTCTTCCCTCTGATGACCGCCGCTGGTTCGTCCTCTGGGCGGCGGCTGAACGCCTGCCCGAGGTCGACGCCGTGGCCCTCTGGAATTGGTACACGAATCGTAACGGCTTCGCGGGCGTGGCGGCGTGGCTGATGGCCCGTGACGTGTCCGCTTTCAACCCGTCGGCGCCGCCGCCAATGACCGAGGCCAAGGCCATCATGATTGAGGCGGGTATGTCGACCGCCGAATCGGTGCTGGTCGAGATGATGCGCGGGCGCCAGGGGCCATTCGCCCAGGGCGTGATCGGCTCGCCCTTCCACGTCGTGTGCGACAGGGTCCAGGGGTCGGGCGCAGCGCCGCCCGGCGTCAAGATTGTCCAGGGCGCCCTGTTCCATGCCTTTCGTGAGGCCGGTTGGCTCGATATGGGCTTGATTCATTCCCGAGACTTCAACAGCAAGAAGCATATCTTCGTGGCGCCCGAGTTGGTCAGCATGACCCGGTCAGAGATGCGCCGGACGGTCGCATGAAAATCACGATAGCCCGGCTAACGTGAAAAAGCCCCTGTGAAGGGGCTTGGTATCCGGTACGCGCCCCGGTATCGGGCGGCAGGGTTTAATACCCCGCAGCGGCCAGTTCTTCGCTGGTCGGGACGCAATAGCCGTGAAAACGGTATCCGTCCCAATTAGCGTCCACCTCGAAAATGGCCGTTATCTCCCCAAAATTTTCGGGGTCGGTGCTATACGTTGCGCCGTAATACATTTACTTTCTCCATGCCGAGATATGCCCGGTGCAGTTGGGGAGGATGCCCCGGCTTACAAGTTCAGCAGCAGCGCCATCAGGGCGGCTACTAGGGCCGCTAAGAGCATGACCGCCCCCAGGCGTCGCGCAGCGGCGTGAAGTTGACACCCGGCCCGGCTGGCGCGGCAAACAGGCCCGGCCCCCGCCGTATGCGCCCCCAGGCGTCGCGTCGGTTGAGGTTCACCAGTTCGCCCCGCTTGACGGCGCCGTACACCTGATCGCGAGTCCAGCCGTCGGCCAGCAGTTCCCGCATAGTCTTAGACAGCATCGCAGACCTCCATGCTGTCTTCGCCCTCGGGCACACTCAGACGGTCGCTCAGGCCCTCGTAGAAGCCCACTAGATTAGCGTCACCGTAGGGCGCCGCATGGTTCTTAAACAGGCGCCGCTCCGAGTTGAGGCCATAGTACTGCTTGACGTACGCCGCCGTGCTTAGCGTGGCGCCTTCGGTCGGGTACATACGCCGCTCCGCGCCCTTCGACTTGATGATCTTATGCTTACCTGTAATTTTCAACAGTTCGCCCAGGATGTCGCGGTCGTCGCGCACCGTGTACCGGGCGCGGCCTAGTGTGATCGTTTTCATGGTTTCATATTCCAAAAATAATAAATGAACGGCCCGCCCCAAACGGCCGCGCCGATGACGGCTTGCGCCAACTTGATCAGAATAGTTTTTACCATTTGTTAATCCAAGCGTGCGTGTCAATGTCGTCATATGCGACTAGCATGGCAGCGGCCAGATCGTCGCGTGTCACCGATGGGTCTTCCTCGACCGACTCACGCCAGCCGTTGTTTGGGTCGAGCCGGTCGGCAAAATCAAGTAGCTGGGCAATGCTGTAGTGACGCAGCATATCGGGTAGTGTGGTCATGCTGCCGCCTTGTCGTTGATACCTTGAATATAGGCGTGCATGAGGTTCAACAGTTCACGCTTAGGAATGTGGCCGGTCGACAGCGGCGAGGATACGCCGCCGCCTTGATTGTGCATACGGTGCAGGCATACGCCGCCGTATGCGCCGCTCAGATGATAGTTGCCGATGTTAATCTTGCCGTCGGTGTACGGCGTCATGGGCGAGCCGGTAATGCGGTTAATGCGGTCGACGACGACTTGCAGTTGGGAATCTGTAACGCGCTGGTTTGCTTTGTTCATTTGGTACTTTCGTTTAGTGGATAGGTTGTCAACATCGGCCCGCTTGTCTTGCCGGAGAGTCTTGCCCACTTGGAGGGACTCTGCTGAGTGGTCTGGTATGTTAGACCCCTTGTTCGCAACTACCGTATCGGTTGCGGGCTATCGATGCTGACAAGGACTAATGTAACTCATAAAGTTACATTGTCTGTCACATACGCGACAACCTGGAATTGTGGGTCATGTGTGTCGGGCTGTGGGTTGACTGTGGGTGACGACGTGAACCTAGTCCTGCCCAATGAAAAAGCCTGTTTGTGTGTCATGTGTGTCATGTATTTGATTAGACTTATGAAAGTTTATATACTGTATATATATACAGTGGTTTGTAGTACGGGAACTAGGCTCCGCGCACGATGTGCGGAGTTTCAGCGACTAAAAACCTATGGCACACATGACCCACATGACCCACACACCTAGATTGTGGGTCATGTGTGCCATACGGCACACATGGCACACATGGCACACGCTGCCGTGCGCCCTGGTAGCGCGTGCCGTGCGCCCTGGTAGCGTGTGTGTTGGCACACACGGCACACGGCTGCTGGCGGTCGCCCTGGCGGTCGCCCTGGCGGTCGGCTGGCGCCGAGGGCAGGGGGGGGAGGGCCGACGGCTTGAGGCCACGGCTACGGAGCGTTCGCAAACAATTTTTATTTTTTGTGATATAAACCGCGCATGGTCTCCTTTCCGCTATCAATTCGAGAGTTAAAAGCAACAGAGTCGCGCTTACAGGCCGTGTACGACGCAGCAAAGCTAGGCCTGCGCGGTGAGACACTCGCGCTTGCAGCCGGTATGCTGCCGCAAGAGTTCATGACGCTGAGTAACTTTGATCCAGTCGTCAACATGGCCGCGATGAAGGGCAAAGCCGACGGCGAACGCGAGATGGCCGAGATACTGCACAACGCAGCGCGAGGCGGCGACGCCAAGGCGGCGCTAGAGATACTGAAGCATCAACACGGCTGGGTCGCCAAGCAGGCCATCTCAGTAGAGATCGACCAACGCATATCCATAACCCAGGCGCTGGCAGAGGCAGAGCGGCGCGTCATAGAAATCATAGATGCAGACCACAATCTACCAACCTGAAGACGAACAAGAACTCATGGCCCGGCTGTGGAGTCCGGCGCTCAAAGACAACCCCTTAGCGTTTGTGCTGTACTTGTTCCCCTGGGGGCGCAAGGGAACGCCGCTGGAACACTTCACCGGCCCGCGCAAATGGCAGCGCGAGGTGCTGCAAGATATTGCCGACCATATTAAGAAGAACAAGGGCGTCGTCGACTATTCGGTATTGCAAGAGGCAGTGTCCAGCGGACGGGGTATTGGCAAGTCTGCGCTAGTGAGTTGGCTAACTATATGGATGACATCGACGCGAATTGGCTCGACAACCATTATCTCGGCCAACTCGGAAAACCAGTTACGCAGTATTACCTGGGCGGAGATTACCAAATGGCTGGCTATGGGGTTAAACAGCCACTGGTTTGAGGTTAGTGCCACCAGAGTAGCCCCCGCAAAGTGGTTAACTGAGTTAGTCGAGCGCGATTTGAAGAAGGGTACTAGGTATTGGGGCGTAGAAGGCAGGTTATGGTCTGCGGAAAACCCAGATGCTTATGCTGGTGTGCACAATTTTGACGGTGTGCTGGTGATTTTTGACGAAGCCAGTGGTATTGATGACTCGATCTGGTCGGTCACTGGTGGATTCTTCACGGAAAACACGCCGAATCGTTTTTGGCTGGCGTTTTCTAACCCACGGCGCAACACGGGGTACTTTTACGAGACTTTTCACTCAAAAAGGGACTTTTGGGCGACTAAGGTGGTGGTTGCGCGGACGGTGGAGGGGAGGGACAAGGCGGTTTATGAGGGGATCATTGCGGAGAACGGGCCGGACAGGGCCCAGGGGCAGGT